CACTCGCGGCGTGGGCCACAATCCAGACCCGGTCGCGTCGGTGAGGCGCACCAACGGCGGAAGCTGGTATGCAGTGCCATTCCGCATCGTACCCGAGCGCGGCCAGGTCGCCGAGAACTCGCTCAATTCCCCGTCCAAGCAAAGCTGCGACGTTCTCCACGAGGACGTAGCGGGGTCGTACCTCGCCAACAATTCTGGCGTACTCGCCCCATAGTCCCGAGCGAGCGCCTGTAATTCCCGCGCCCTTTCCTGCCGTGCTGATGTCCTGGCAGGGGAAGCCGCCGCAGATGAGATCAATACCGCAGTCGCCAGCCCATCCCCACTGGTCGCGCTCGCACCCTTGCGATTGTAATTGCCGTTGATAGTCGGGGTTGGCCACAAGGCTCGAGGCGGTGAGGGTTCGCACGTCGTCGTAAACAGGGACATCTGGCCAGTGCTTGGCGAGGACACGTCGGCAATAGGGATCAATCTCGCAGAAGGCGACGGTTCGCATGCCGGCACGCTCGAGGCCGAGGGAAAATCCACCAATTCCGCTGAAGAGGTCGAGGACATTCACTTGCCCACCGCACTGTATGGCAATTGGCGTTCCTTATCGAACGGGCCGTTCGGGCGACCGTGCTTGGCGGTGAGCTCCTCGAAGGATTGGCCGGGCGGGATCGGATCGTGCTGGTACCGGGGTGGGTAACGTCGGTTCTTTTCTTCGTTGGCGAACCAGAAGCCTTTGTCTTTCATGGTTTTTTCCTCCTCGAAGTAACCAGTTGGTTACAAGTTTGAACTAACCAGTTGGTTACAAGTTTTTTGGACGCACCCCGGCTCCCGAAACCCTACCCTACCGCTGCGGGTGTGGCGGTAGACCAGGGATCACAATTTCAGCCCCGTTTTATCGGCCGCCCGTATCGTGGGCCTGACGCCTACCCCAGAGCACCTGCCCTGCAGCGGGGGAGTTTGTGGCCGTTTATCTCTCAGCACTGTGACTATGCAGTCGAGCCGTCGGGAGCGGTTCCGGCGGGGCATACCCGGCTTATTTGCTGTAGGGGCCGGTCTTCCTCTGGGGAGTACTTAAGGTTGGTCTTACTCGCCTCTCATTCTCGCGTGCGGGCGCGCCATTATTGAGCGCCGAAGCACGCACGCGAGCCCCTGATCCTTTCTGACTTGCTGCTATGGCACAACAGGAAATGGTTACGAGGCGTGACACGCCTGTGGATAACGTGGCGGCTTGTGAGAATAAAATTCTCAGCCACTACATATTGCGAGGAGTTCGCTTGGGTGCCGTAGTTCGTGGGGCCGCAGCGCGTGGCACCACCGCTCGGGCTGCAGTTCCTGCAGCGGCGCCGCGGCCAGTTCATGGCCATAGCACCAACCCCTGATCCAGTAGCGCGGGTGCTCCTGCGCCGACACCAGCAGATAGGCCCAGTTTCGTTTGATCGCGGCCGCGGGGGAGATCAGTTGCCGATCGTGGAACGGCACGCCTTTGACATCGATGAGTATGCGCGGGTGCTCGAGGTCGCAGATATTGGTGATGATCTGCGCCAGCAGTTCGATGTGCCAGGCGGTCATCCACAGGTAGGTCTTGGCCGCGCACTCGGTGCGGGTGCCGAGAATCTGGCCGGCCAGCGCCTGCGAGGGGGTAACGCGGCGGTTGTTGGTGTGGCGCGAGCCCGAGGCTTTGCGGGCCGCCTGGATGTCGACGGCGAGTTGGTCGCAGAATTCGGTTTCGATCGGGGTCAGGCTGACCCAAATGTCGGTCGTATTAACCGGCGGCTTCCTTCGGGCCCTGCTTGACGATGCGGGGCATCTTGTCGTCAGCAAGCCGCTCGCGCGGTGAAAACCGCTGCCGCTCGGTCACGAACACGGCGCGCACCTTCTCGACCATTTCCAGTTGCTGATCGAGCCATTGCAGATGATCGTGGGTTTCCTGCTCCTGCAGGTAGCGCAGGTCATCGCCGCGCAGCCGGGCATTTTCGGCCATGCGTTGCAGCCCGAGCACGAGATCGGTCAATCGGTCAGCCATGCTGGCTCCTGTGGTTATGGGCTGAGTGATGCACTCGGCAGGCCCCGCCGGCGTTGCCGGCGAGTGCGGCCGAGTTTCTGGGCGAACAGCAAGGGCGAGAATTTGCAGCCTTGGGCGGTCAGCCGCGGCGCCATCTCGTAGTAGGTATCCGGCGGTAGGCCGCGCGTGTGCCAATTGCTGACCACCCGGTAACTGATGCCGAAAATGGCAGCGACCTTGTTGGTGCCGCCCAGCGCGTTGATGGCCTCGGTTGCGGTAGCAATGATCATGCGTCGAGGCATGCCACATCCTGTTGTTGTTTTCAAGCTGTGGTATATGTAGCGCCATTCGTAAGGTTCCCGCAACAATGGCCCGGGGCGGTGGTGACGCACGCCGCCCCGGCATTGTTGCCTGTTGACATGGGTCACAGCTTGTGACATAAGGGGACATCGAAACGGGAGCAGGACAAATGACCGCCACCACCCAAGAAATTCTCGACGCAGCTTACGAAGCCCTCAACGGGTTGTCGATCGGCTGGCAGATGGCCAACGTAACGGACGACACCAAGCGCGCCGAACTGCAGGCCCCGATCAACGCCGGCACCGAGGCCCTCGTCACCCTCATCCGCAAGCTGGAGGGGGTGTCATGACCAAGTATCTTCTCATCTTCCGCCAGCAGTATTCCGAAAACACTCCGGAATATGGCCACGGCGATTTCCCCGACCAGATCGACTATCTCAGCGCAGTCGTTGAGGCTGATACGCTCCGCAAGGCACAGAATGCCGTGAAGAAGATTTATCCGGTCAAGTTTGGCGGCATGTTCTCGCCGATGCTGATCGAAACCACCAGCGAATATGCCCACCTCTACACCGGCCCGGCTGACAAGCGGCTATCTCCCGAACGTCAAGCCCGCCACGAAAAATGCAGGACGGCGCTATGACACCCAAACAACACTTCCGCGCCCAGCACATGTTTTATCTCGGCAGAAGGGTTGAAACGAACGGCAATCCCAACAAGCCGATCGTGAAGGTTTTTGCAAATAGCTGCTTTTTATACCCGCTCCATGTGACCACATCGCTCGATCTCGCAATGCGCTGGATCGAAGCCAACCCGATAAAGAAGGTGTCATGACCCCCAAACAACACTTTCGCGCCCTCCAGATCCGGCTCGAAATCGCCGAGTTCGGGATGGGGATGCCGTTGGATCGCGAGCGCGTGAAGGAACTGCGCGAGCAGGTGGAGCAGGCCCGCCAAGACGCCGCAGAGGCCCTCGTTGAAGCCGAGTTGGCCCGCATCACATCGGATGGAGCGGAGTGATGAGCAAGCACACACCGGGGCCGTGGAAGGCCGTCAATCAGACGACCTCCACCCTTCTGAAGCAGGATAGTCCCCAAGGCCGTTATCTGTTCAGCCTCAAAGAATACCCCGGCATTCCAGAGAGCGAGGCCAACGCCCGCCTGATCGCCGCCGCGCCCGATCTTGCAGAAGCCGTACGCGAACTGCTGGCAACACATCCGGCGGCATACCGCGAGCCGGGCAAGATCGACAACCGCACCGACAACGCGGTCAAGATCGCCCGCGCCGCCATCGCCAAGGCCGAGGGCGCGTCATGACCACCAGATACCGCACCTATGACGACTGGAAACTAGCCTCGCCCGATGACGAGCGCCCGCCCGATGACGAGCCGGATCATTCGACCTCGGCTGAACGTCGCAGCGATCTCATCGACCTAGTATGCAACGTCGGCGGCCTTGACGACCAATGGTTGGTCAACGCCAGCGAAAAGATGCTTCGCGATCTGATCATCGAATGGCAATCGGCCGCGCGCGCCATCTTGGATAGGGGCGACCTATGACCGACTACGATCCCGAGCGCGTCGATATGCGGATCGAAAGCCGGCAGGGCAAATTGGCCGCCAACGCCGAGGCGATCGAACGCTGGCAGCGCAAGCTGTTCAGGGCCGCCAATGAACTGCAGAAGCTGGTCGCGCAGCGCAAGCGGCTGCTCAACCCCAGCAAGGGCAAGCTTGTCTACAAGGGCGAGAACCTCACCGGTATGGGCGGCGGCGCCGTCGACGGCCTCAACGACGAGATCCCGCTGTGAAGAAGAAACAGCGCAAGCCGAAGCACGTCCTCATGCGCGAGCACAGGCTCAGGCCCATGATCCGCGAAGCCTGCCGCACCGGCATGGTCGAAGCGATCGAGCACTGCGGCAACTTCTGGAACGTCAGCGACGGCTTCAAGAAATATATCGAGCATCAGATCGCGACCGAGGCCGAAGCCTTGATGGCCGCCGTGAGGGCGGTCGTGCGCGAGGAACTTACCGCCAGCAAGAGGAAACGAAAATGACCATCGAAGCCCAACGCCTAGCCGGCCTGCAACAGGTCGCGCCGATACCGCCCAAGCAGGACGAAGGCCCGCCCATCCTGCATGTGTTCGAGCGCGCTCTGCGCGACGTGTCTATGCCGCTTGAGCGCGTGCGGGAAATCTATGCCCTCAAGCGCGAGATCGAGGCCGACCTCGCCGAGCAGGAATACATCCGCGCCCGCTCCCTGGTGGAGCAGGAACTGGAGCCGGTGGCCAAGGACGCCAGCAACCCCTCCACCCGCTCCAAATACGCCACGCTCGCGGCCGTGATCCAGGCCGTGCGCCCGGTCTACTCCAAGCACGGCATCGTCATCGAATTCGATACCGGCATGGCCGATCCTGCGCTCGGCGACGGCTGGATGCGGGTGCTCGCCTTTCTGTCGCATCAGGCCGGCTACAAGCGCACGTTTCACATCGATATGCCCAGCGATGGCAAAGGTGCTCGCGGCAATGACGTGATGACCCGCACGCACGCCACCGGCTCGGCCTATACCTACGGCCGCCGCTATCTGCTGCTCGGCATCTTCAACATCGCGGTGGAGGATGACGACGGCAACGCCGCCAGCCGCGGCAAGGCCACCGGCGAACTGCTCAACGCCGATCAGATGGAATACGTGTGGGAGAAGGCGCGCGAATACTGCGATCCCGACGTGCAGCAGGAGTGGATCGAACTGCTGGTCAAGTCGGTCGGCCACGACACCCTGGCTGAGGTGCCGGCATCGCTGTTCGAAATGCTGCGGCAGAAAATCATCGCATGGCCGAAGTCGCCGGGCGCCGCCAAGTGGAAAACGCAATGACGGTGGAGATCATCGATTGCGAGCAGGGCTCGCCGGAATGGTATCAGGCGCGGTTGGGCATCCCAACCGCTTCCTGCTTCAAGGATGTGAAAGCGCAGGGCGAGGGCAAGGTGCGTTCCACCTACATGCGCCGCCTTGCCGGCGAGATCATCACCGGCCAACCGGCCGAAACATTCCGCTCGCCGGAAATGGAGCGCGGCAGTCGGATGGAGGATGAAGCGCGCGCCAACTACATCTTCGGCTGGAACAACACCCGGCCGACGCGCGTGGGCTTCGTGCGCCGGGCCTATGTTGGCTGCAGCCCGGATGCGTTGCTGGGCGATGACGGCGTGCTGGAGATCAAGACGCAAAAGCCCGAACTGCTGATTGCCACCCACGACGCCGATCGGTTTCCGCCCGAGCACATCGCGCAATGCCAGGGTGCGCTGCTGGTCACCGGCCGCAAGTGGGTTGACCTGTGCGTGTACTGGCCGGGCATGCCGATGTTCGTGCGGCGTGCCGAGCGCGACGAGGATTACATCGACATGTTGATGGACGAACTCGCCCGCTTCAACAACGAACTACAGGCCATGGTCGCGCGCGTGCGCGCCTATGGGCA